TATCCATTAAAGCATTCATTTTTTCCTGCTGGGTAGCAGATTCAAATTGATTTAATAAACCTGCTTTTTGTAAATCATTTTTTAGTTCTTCTGTTAAATTTCCTTCTTTTAAAGCTTTATTATATTTTTCTTGGGCATCTGAAAGAGATTTAAATCCAGAGTCTCTAATAGCATTTAATTTTTCTTGTTCCACAAGCATAGATGCCATTTCTTCTCGACTCATCCCCATAGCATTTGCTAAAGCATTTTGCTGAATAACATTTAATTTTCCAAATTCAGCAGCCGTACCTACTTCTCTTCTAATTTCGGCCGCTACGGTAGCTTGGTCTCCAGCTAAAGCTGCAGCTCTTGCTCTTTCTAAGTTAAGTTGTTTTCCTATTAAAAGTTCAGCCTGCATTTCAGATTCAATAGAAGATGAAAAATCTAATAAACTTGAACTAATATTTTCTAATTGAGATTGACTGACACCCAATAATTTAGATTGAAATACTTGATTAGCTAATTCTTTGGTGTTTCTTCCAGCTGATAAAAGAGATGCGTTTGATATATTAGCAATACCTTCTTGAATATCTTTTTGGTTAAGTGATAATCCTTCTTGGGCGTTCATAGCCATTGTTACTTCTTGAACATCTGCTAATTGATCTTTTATAGAACCCCCAACGATCATTGATTGTTCAGCAAACCTACCCATAGCTTCAGAAGAAAGTCCTGTTCTTTCTTGCACTGAAGCAAATTCAGCAGCAAATTCACCTGCGAATTTTACTGATGTCCCAAATTGAGCATTTAATGCTGTTTGGGCAGCTAAAACATCTTTTGTAGATACAAGTAAATCTCCACTACTTATTGCAGCTTGGTTAGAAGCAGCAACTAATTCTCTTCCTTCTTTTGCTGATATTCCTAAGTTTTTAGCTACTTCCCCTGAAGAACTATCTATGAATGAAAATGCTTCTACAAATTTACTAACAAGAAATCCTATAGCAGCCGCAGGTCCGAGTGCAGTTTTTAAATTAGATCCTAATCGTTTTGCTAAATCAGCACCAGCTTGCATTTTAGAAACATTACCACCACTTTCTCTTACCATAGCTTTAGTAGCTTCTAAAGCTTCCCCTATTCCTAGTTTAGCATCTAAAGCTCCTAACCCTGCTGCTTTTAACCCAGATGAAAAAGATTCAGCTAAGGTTCCTAAAGTTCCTGTTTTTTCTTCTATTTCTTTTTCCTGTTCAATTACTTTTTCTAAAGTATCTGCAATACCTTGGAATAAACCATTTTGATCTTCTAATAAACCATTTACATTTTGAAGTGCTATATATTCTTTAGAAGTTTCATCATTGATATTTTCATGATTACTTAAAAGCCTTTGGGCTTCCTCTAGATTTTTCTTTTCAGCTATTGCTTTTTCTTGAAGTTTTTGTAAATCTGAGGAATTAGCTTTTGATATATCATCTTGAATATCTTTAACTTTACCTATTACATCAGTTAGCTTACCAACTGCTTTTTTAGTAAGATCAAACCCTTGTTTTCCTTTTTTTATTTCATCTGTAATTGAATTTAATCCTGAAAATAAATCATTTACTTCTTTTTGTACATTTCTAAAAGAACCAAATAATAATTCATTTTCTTTTCGAGCACCTTCTAACTCTAGTTTTATCAGTTTAAAATCATCAAAACCCGCTGTATCGAAATCTACACTAATAGGTTTTTTACCTATTTCTTCATAAATTTTGTTAATTTCTTGAAGATCTTTTTTAAGTTGGAGTATTATTTTAGGGTCTAATGCCATAAATATTTAATTATGTTTTGTTATAAATATTAAAGGACGTCATTTTTTTGACGTCCTTGTAACATAATTAGGGGGTGATATTTGTTTACTGGGGATTTTACTTTTATTAGGGTTTGCTATATCAATTTGAGTAGTATTATTATTTGAAGACTTTACACCCTTGTAAGTATCTGATTCTTTTTGTTTGTTTTCAACAATTGATCTATAAGTAAATTTCCTTAACCATATAGGCATTTCATATATAGTATACCAATCATATCCACCTCCACCATAATAGACTATTTCGTGAATTTGTGTAAATAGTGCTTTTCGATATTCAGACGTCAGGCCAAAAAAAGTTAGTTGTGATCGGGATTGAAGCCTCCCCATCTTCACCGTTATCCCTTTCGTATTTAAATGTTAAATTAATATCTGGTTGTGTTTTTCTTATATGATCCCTTAATGATTTTGAATCACGAGCTAACATATAATTATCTACAAATTCTCTAATTTCTTTGTTGTTTTCGTTACCATCAAATGAAATAATCATATGTTTTAAACGTGTTGATAATTCAGGAGATGCTTTTTTGTTTATTTTTTGTAAACCTTTAATTTCTTGTCGGATTTCTTTATCATCATTTCCTGTTAAAAGTTTATATTCAATTACTACTCCTGTAGAAGGTAATTTAAAAGAAAATTTATTTACTCCCTTAGCTTCAAGATCTTTTTCCTCTAAATACTTAGATTCCATAGTAGATAAATCTACGGTTTTTTCTTTATCTAAAAAATTAAAAGTATAATCTTTACCATACCCTAAAACACGAGCAGCTATCATAACTGCATTTTTATCTCCTACTATAAGATCATTATAGTTAACTTTACTTACAATTAGAGATTTCAATAATTTATCAATAACTGTTCCGTCTTTAATATAGTTTTGGTTTGTTAAAATATCTTCTTCTTTAGCAGTCATATATTTCATTTCAATGACACCCGAAGAAAGTGGGTTAGTTTCAGGATAAATTAAACCTTTTGAAGGTAATTCTACCATTTCTGTTGGAAACTTAAATTCGCTCATATAAATTTTATTTTGTTATAACTTAATTTCGTGAATAAATATCATAAAGGAAAATTCTTTAACCTAAGTTAATTAATAATTCTTTGATTGTTTTTGTTTAATATCGAAGTTTTTATGAATTTTGTCTTCTAGTTTATCAACTCTACTATCAACAAAACGTATAATACCCTCATTTTCTCTACGTTGATTAAATTCAACTTCCTTAAGATCATTTAAAGTTCTGCTTTCTAAATTATTTATATTACTATAAATTTCATTGCAAGTTGACTTTAAATTTTCAATTTGTTTGTTTAATTCTTTAATTTTTTTACTATTCATAAACATAACCACTACTACAACAATAAATGCAATAGTACTTATACCTAAAATAAATGCTAATATTTCCATAATTTTTAAAATTTTAAAATATTAAAGAACTTTCCTTATGATATTAACACCTAAATATACAAAAAGAGCTTGGCATAGCCAAGCTCCTCTTAAAAATATATGATATAATTTTTTTAGAAATTTAATACACAATAATCCATACCAATCGTTAGATCAATATTTAGTGCTGTTCCATCATCATCCCAATTAAAATCACCGAACGAAGCGTCTTTAATAAATGCACCTTTAATAATCCACTCTGATACTACATCACCTACAGGACCTAATACATCAATTGTTAAGTCTTTTTTATAAAAATCAGAATAACCATCTCTACCAGTTACTGATTCGTGGTGTAGTCTAACCCATTCCATCACTGCTTGTGCACCTGAAGGTGTAATTGGGTCAAATAATTGCATTGTTAAATCATTCCATCTTAACTTACCTTTTACTTTACGGTAAGTGTTAATATGATTTAGTACAATTTCATCTTGTGAAAATCCCATTCCACTAACACCTTTGATTATGTATGCTGGGATACCATCTACATACATGATAAACCTATTTGCCTGTTTTGGCTCAAAGGCTGTGAAAAATATTTCGTTTGGATCTAATACTGCCATTTTATTATTATTTTCTTATTTTTTATTCAATTATAAATATTCGATTTCTAAACTTTTTATACTGGGAAAGTAGCTCCTGTTGGTAAAATGTTGAAATCTAAGTAAATAAATTCAGCTGTTTTCGTTGGTTGGATATAAATCGCACCTACTAATTGATTTCTGTCAATTACATCTGCTGTGTTATTACTATCATCCATTACTACTTTAAATGCAAACAAACCTTGACGTTGTTGAACACTTTCTAAATATGGATTTACTTGGCTTAAGAATTGATTTCTTGTAGCTGCTGTATTTTGTTCAAATACTAGATTATCTGATATTTGGGAAATAAATCCTTTTAATTCAATCAATAATCTTCTTACATTTACTCTATCTAAAGCACTTGCTTGTGTTTGTAGTGTTTTTTGTCCAAATACTACAACTCCTCTTCCTGGGAATGTTGCTATTGGATTTACTTTACCTGTGTATAAAGTATCTCTATTAGCTTGAGTTAATTTACGTTCTGCTTGTCTTACATTTCCCATTCCACCTCTATTAATACCTGCAGGTGCAAACCATGCTTCTGATGTTCTATCATTATTGGCATAAACACCTGGTATCATTGTTGAAGCTGGAACAAATACTAATTGTCCTGAATCCGGATCAGTAACTTGAACCCATGGCCAGTAACTAGCTACATATGAACTATCTTTATCTTTCGCAGTTGATGTTGCAAGAGCTATAGTTGAACCATACCCTACAAGATCCATTACAACAATAGCATCTCCTCTATTTTCAGTATTTGAAATTAATGTATTTAATGGTGTTTTCTGATCAGCATTTTCATAAATTAAACCTGGGGTTGTAATTAAATTATATCTATAATCATCTTTATTAGCTAATAAATTAAGAGCAGTTGTATAATTAGCACCTTTTAACCCTTGTGAATCTGTAGCACTAATATCACTATAATACTTTCCTGTTCCTGTTAAAATATCTCCTGTAGCTGCACCAAATGTGCCACTTTGTGCTGTTGGTATTGAAGATGTGAATGCATTTTTAGCAACACCATTATTATCAAAATAATCTGGTGTTTTTTGAGTTACTGAACTTACTCTTACAAATCTTGAACCATTTGGATAATTACCTGTTGTTTGTAAATAAACATCAGTTCCTGATCCTTGTACTGTTTGGGTTTGATCTCCAATTACTCTAGCTACATAATTTGGAGCTTTTGGATCTAATGATACATTTGTAAATGTTTCTAATACTACTTTATTTTGGTTAGTATCATCACCTCTTCTAATTAGTACACTAAATACTCCGTTTGCTAAATCAGGATTAACAATTTCCCATCTTACATTGTCTGTAGTACCACTAGGTAAAGAACCGTTAGTTCCTTCAGTTGAAGTACTATTCATGATTTCACCTTCTCCTAAAGTTTCTAATGTAAATACATTTGGAATAGATCCTGTTTGAGAAGCTACAGCAGATGAAGAAGCAGCACTGAATGAACCTGATGCTACTTTAGTTACCAATAATGAAGTACCTCCGTTTTGGAAATAGTTATAAGCTGATATACTAGTTAAGAATGAATATTCATCTGAACCACTAGTAAATGTACTACCAAAATTAGCTAAATATTCGCTATAAGTAGTAACTAGTGTAGGAATATCTACGTTACCTTTTACAGTAGGTCCTACAATTGCCGCACCAGCTTGTACTGGTTGAGAGGTGATTTGTGAAGAGTCATTTTCTCTTGCTAATACACCTGGGGAAATTAATGTTTCTGCCATTTTATGTTTATTTTATGTTTTATTATAAATATACAAAAACCATTCAAAATTTTATCCTTTCGGTAAAAATTCGCCAGACTCTAAAGAAATGGTTCCATCACCATACTTTTT